CTCGCTATATCTGCATTCCATTCTTGCACTTCCGGTTCGGGTTCGTCGGGTTCATCGTAAAAATTAACCACATTACTGGCTATCATAAAACACTCTCATTTTTACCAAACTCAAAGCGCGCTTGACGCGCTGCGGTATAGGCTTTTGCAGTTTCTAGTCTTGCAAATTTTGTTTCACAAGGGAAAGAAACCGGTTCAAATGCTTTAATGAGTGATTCCGTACTACTTGAATAACAATCAAAAGTATAACATTCCATGTCAAACTCGTGTCCTGAAAAGCTATTAATTAATGACAATTCACAGTCAGTGAATATACGTTCCATGAAAAATTGGTTAAAGCTAAAATAATTTACACGAATTCCTTTATTGTGCTGTAATAATTTATGGATAACAAAACCATGATTAAGCAATGGAATATCACCAAGTAATAATATCCCTGGACAAAAAATATAAGGAATTGCACCAGCCTCAATGGCTTCATTTTTGCATTTTGCGTTTTCTGAATAATCAACAAAAGGAACTGGAGATCCAAAATCTATCATATTAGCTAAAGTGACTGCGCTCCTTTCATCCATAACGCCCTTAACTTCAACATGCATTCCATATTGTGGTAAATAAAAATCAGGTAGGTATCGATAATCCCCTTTTTCATAACCTTCCTTTTCGTATTCAAATTTAATTCCCATTTTATCAAAAAACACTGCCCAACGAGCCTCTAAGCGGCTTCTAAACCTGTAACCCTTATAAATTGTCTCTATAGCTTTCATAAAATTCCCCTTAATTAATACGTGACTCGTGCAGATCGTTTCTTAACGTTTCATTGGTTTTTAACAGACCGCCGGTTACTAGCTCTACTCGGAATGCAATTCGATCCGTTAGTTCATCAGGCCATTTTGATACGGCTGCTGGGCGTATTCTTAATGCTCTGGCTGTTGCGTTTACACCATTAAAATATTTAATGACTTCTGATTTTTTCATTTTTTAATCCTTTTTTATTAACTTAGTGAACCATAATACTAATACACAATTTTAGATTTTTCAATAATTAATGCAGGACAATAAAATAACTAAAAAATAAGTTGCAAAATTATTTTGTTGTGTTATTCTATCACCGTACCTTACATTTAACTAAACCGGAGCATAAAAATGAAAAATTCAGCGTTTGAATTAGGAAAAAAATACTTTATCAGAACCGCCACGTATCACGTGGTCGGTCAACTGAATGAGATATACCAAAAGGAGTTGGTCTTAACCTCTGCATCCTGGATTGCCGATAGCGGTAGATTCAATGCTGCACTGGTAAGCGGAAACTTTGAGGAAATTGAGCCGTTTGTCAACGACGTCATCGTTTCACGCGGTGGCATTATTGATGCCACCGAATGGACGCACGAACTACCGTCTAAAGTGAAATGAACATTTCAATAATTTCAACTATTCAGAGACGGAGCTGGAGCCGGAGCCGGAGTTGGAGCCAGAGCCGGAGCTGGAGCCGGAGCATGAGCTGGAACTGGAGCTGTAGCCGGAGCCGGAGCCAGAGCTGGATCCGGAGCCAGAGCCAGAGCTGGAGCTGGAGCTGGAGCCAGAGCCGTGGCTGGAGCTTATGAACATTTCAATAATTTCAAATATTCAGAGCCGTAGCCGGAGCTGGGGCCAGAGCTGGAGCTGGAGCCAGAGCCTTAGCTGGAGCCAGAGCCTTAGCTGGAGCCGTAGCTGGAGCCAGAGCCGGAGCCGTAGCCAGAGCTGGAGCCAGAGCTGGAGCCAGAGCTGGAGCCAGAGCCGGGGCTGGAGTTTATGAAAATTTCAATAATTTCAACAATTCAGAGCCAGAGCTGGAGCCGGAGCCGTAGCTGGAGCTGGATCCAGAGCCGGAGATGGGGACAGAGCCTGAGCCATAGCCTGAGCCAGAGCCTGAGCCAGAGCCGGAGCCGGAGCCGGAGCCGAAGCTGGGGCCGGAGCTGGAGCCAGAGCTGGAGCTGGAGCCAGAGCCTGAGCCAGAGCCTGAGCCGGAGCTGGAGCTGGAGCTTATGAACATTTCAATAATTTCAACAATTCAGAGCCAGAGCTGGATCCAGAGCCGGAGCTGGAGCCGGAGCCAGAGCTGGAGCCAGATCCTAAGCCGGAGCCGTAGCCGTAGCCGGAGCTGGGGCCGGAGCTGGAGCTGGAGCCGGAGCCGAAGCTGGAGCTTATGAACATTTCAATAATTTCAACTATTCAGAGCCATAGCTGGCTCCAGAGCCGGAGCTGGAGCCAGAGCCGGAGCTGGAGCCAGAGACGGAGCTGGAGCCAGAGCCAGAGACGGAGCTGGAGCCTGAGCCAGAGCCAGAGCCAGAGACGGAGCCAGAGCTGGAGCTGGAGCCAGAGCCGGAGCCTGAGCCGGGTCTGGAGCTTATGAACATTTCAACTTTACAGAGGATAAAAAAAATGGAAAATGAAGAAGAATTACCTGCAACATCCGTTGCAGTTATTGTCATCAACTCAGACCTGCGCAAGCGCGTAAGAATCAGAGTTGCCCAATCAGGCACAACCATAAAATCGTTTTGCGAGGAAGCGATTTCGAACCACCTAGATAACCTATATCAAGGTGACCAAGATGACCACAAGTAACTCATTCCTGGACACACTGTCGATCAGCCAGGAATCCATCTCAGGCCCCTATTTCGGCATAATTTACGGGGCTGCTGGTGTGGGTAAAACCTGGCTGTGCAAACACGCCGATAAACCTTTTTTTATAGCAACAGAAAAGGGTTGCGAGAAAGTCACCGGTGTCGGAAAGTTTACAATTAAGGACGAAGCAGGAAATGATAGCGTCTACCTTCCCAAAAACACCGAAGAATTTTTCGAAATGATGCGCAAGTTTACGCGCAAGGGGCACGACTACAAAACAGTCGTGGTTGATAGCGGCATGTTTGTTGACAAGCTCTTTGTTAACGACATCATCGCCGCCGATCCTACAGAAACTACAAAAAACGGCCCTATAGCCATTACCGCAATATCCGACTACACCTTCGGAAAAGGCTTTGAAAAGGTCTTGTCGATTTGGGAAAATCGCTTCTTTGCGGCAATCGCCGCACTACATAAAAGGGGGATAAATGTAATTTTAATCGCACACTCAAAAGAAAAAACCACTCGAAACCTGGACGGGGACGAGTTCAAGAAAAACGCAATCGACCTACTTGAATTTGGGAGGATCAGCGTGCCAAATTTACTCAGCGCAAAAGCAGATTTTGTTCTATTCATGCGCTCCGAGGTGCACACAAACAAAAAATTTAACTCATTTGGCCCGGCGCGTACTGTTGCCGATAATGATATGCCACCAGAAATAATGGTTTATACCCGCGCGTCTAGTGCTTTTGATGCAAAGATCAGAACAACCAATATTAACAATGTCAAAGACTGCTACAAAATTGACATAAATGACGACTCTACGAGTCAGAAACTATTTGAGGATTTAAAATTATGAGCTTTAAAAAAGACACAACAAAAGTAAGATCATTCGGCGCTGGAAAAATAACCGCAACTGGTTTTTATCCTATCACGATCATGAAAGCCTATGACCACGACGGCAAAGACGGCCCGAGTAAATCAGTCTACATCGGCTACGTTACTGACTGTGGAAAAAGCGGAGATTTTTATCTCTGTTATCAAAACAAAAAAGGAGAGCCGCAAGAATCAGGCGTTAATCGCATAACCGGGGAATTGATGGTATTGGCGGATCTGGATGATTTAAAAGCCACGGCTAAAATGGTGCCTGGATACAATTTTGATCTTAAGCAAGACGCACCAACTAAAAAGCGTGTTTTTACTGAGCTTGAAGGTAAGCACATCGGTGCGGTGTTTCAGATGAAGGAAGAACCGGCCCAGGAATTTATTGATGGTAAGTGGGTAACGTCCGGAAAAACCCGAATCACGCCAAACTTTTTATGCTTTACGTCAGACACCGGTCAAAGCGCCAAGGAATTTTTGGACGGTGCAGAAGCTGAATCTATTGATAAGTACGTTGCAGGCCTAGACCCGATAAAATACATGCAAGCAAACAATCAGACCAATGCCCCACAAGTTAAGCCACTGCAAAGCACCAGTGCTATTGACGAATTCGATGATGATGTGACGTTTTAACACATAACCAAACTGTGCGCCCCACGTGGGCGCACCACACCAATAAACAGGGGAAAACAAATGTCAAAAATAATAGAATTAAACAAAAAACACGCAGAACTCATCACTCGCGCCTATTTTTTAGATGAGAATGACGAAGATGATAAGTTGGAGCTGGAGGAAATTAACCGTAATTTGGCTCACATAGCCGACGAAGCGAATAACACCACTGACTGGCTGGCGCAACAAATACATGATGCGCAATGGGCGGAAACTCAAGCGGATACACTAGCCCGAATGTTTGCACGAAAGAAAAAGGTAGCCTCCGACCGCCTGGATTTCTTTAAGCGTCTGGCTTTGGATTTTATGAAGGAGCACGATATTACACAATCAAAAGGTGAACTGTTCGGC